ATAGAGAAGAAGATAAGCACGGCCAAAGAGTTGATTCGGGTGTAGGTTATAGATTACCATTTCGAATTCTTAAATTAATGTACGAAAAGAATGTTGTTGTAAGGGCAGCTGTTGATACAATTATTAATGAAATTTGTGCAGCAAAATGGTTAATTAGACCTATTGATGAAGATGAAAAATTGTCTCCAGAAAAATTAGCAGATCAAAAACAAAGAATAAAAAAAATTGAAAATTTCTTTAGACACCCTAACGAAAATAGAGAGTCTTTTAGATTCTTTCAAGAAAAAGTTTTATGGGATTTATTAGTATACGATGCGGGTTCTATTGAGAAAGTTCGAAGTAATTCTGGGCAATTAAAAGAAATATATGCGATACCCGGAGACACAATAAGGATTAAAGCAGATAATCATGCAAAAATTTTAGGATACTGGCAAGTACTTGAAACATCGAGTTCAAAAAAACAAGATCCCGAATTTTTTGAAGCTGAAGATATACTTTATATTATGATGAACCCTCGTTCAAGTTCGCTATACGGTTTTTCGCCTTTGAATACTTTAGAAAATATGATTACAGCTTTTCTTTATGGAGAGTCTTATAATATTAAGTATTTTGAAAACAACGCAACCCCAAGAGGAATATTAGAAATTGGTAATATTAGCGAACCTCAATTAGATAGATTTAGAGAATATTGGAGACAAGAAAATCTTCAACAACCCCATAGAATAATGGTATTAAGCAATCCCAATGCATTAGAGGGCAAAGGTGGAGCAAAGTGGATTCCTTTAGCAACAAATGCTAAAGATATGGAATTAATGCAATATTTAAATTGGGTAATGAAGATGATTTTAATGGTTTATGGAGTTACACCTTCTGAAGTTGGCTTCGCCGATGAAGTAAAAGGAGCTCCGTTGACGGGACAAGTATTGCAATCTCAAGCTTTTAGAAATAAAGCTATTTATCCAATGATGGATAGACTTAGTTCATATTATACTGAAGAAATAATAGTATCAGAATTTGATTCGCCTGATTTACAATTCGACTTTGAAGAAGAGCAATCGATTCAAGAACAATTACAAAAAGCACAATTAGATATGATTTTAATTCAAGCTAATATAAAAACACCTGAAGAGGCTAGAAAAGAAAGAGGTTTAGAGATTAAGAAAAAGCCGACTAGCCAATTATTTGATCAGCGACCATCTCAAGATGGTGAGCAAAATAATGACTTAGATTCAATATTGCAAGGACTTAAGGGAGAGAATCCAGATGAAGTAGATGTAATTATAAACGAAAATGAATCTAAAGAAAAAAATATCGTTGATTTAGCCTTCGATCAATTAAAAGATGCTTTATGTGATAGTCTTAATATAGATGAACAAGAATTAATTTCTAATAAAGATGTCTCTTCTGCAATCGAAAAAGAATATAATAATTTAAGAAGTGCAATTAATAATTATATGTCTCAAGGTAAGAGTAAAGATGTATCAAAATTGATAGAAAATGCATATAAAAATTTATCAAATAAAGTTAATATGTATATTATACAAAAACAAATAAATTCAGCACTATAATGAATAGAGAAATAAAAGAGCATAGAATAAAAAAAGATGTTAAGGAAGATTATGCATCTTTAAATCAATCTAAAAAAAGAGAAAGAGTTGATGCTCCGCTTCAAAAGCTTGAGAGCTGGTACTATAAACTTCTATTAGATGAGATGCAAAAAACTAAAGATAATTTTGAGAAAATTTATAAGGGTGAATAATGATACCATTCGATGTAGGTAATGTTCTAGCTTTAACTAGTATGTTTTTATTGTTTCTAGATAATGTTTTAGCTCAAACATACGATTTGCCCGAAAAAACTTTCTTTATGGGTGCACAAGTACTTCATGAACAAAATAATCCGGGACAAAAAATAGATACAGAAACTTTGTTAAACTTAAGAAGAGATTATTCTTCTGAATTACAAAATTTAAATTTAAAACATTACTGGAGTGTTCAGGGTTTATCTGATTCTGCTAGAGATAAACTTATGAAAGTTATAGTTGAATCAAAAGAAGCAGAGATGACTCCATATCAAATATCAAAAGAAATTAATAAAGAAGTCTTTGAGAAATTTTCAAATAAGGCTTTATTAATTTCTAGAACATTTATTACAGATGCAGAAGCTCAAGGTCGGATATCATATGCTGAAAATTATGCAAAGAAAAATGGATTAAAAGATGTATATTTACAAGTAAATTCAGCTCCCGATGCTTGTCAACTTTGTAAAACTTATTTAAATTTCATTAATGATAATGGCAAAATAATTGAAGGTAAGATATTTCCCGCAAGTTTTTTAAAAAAACAGAAAAGCAATTTAGGTAAAGCGACTTCAAAGCTAAAGCCGAATATCCCTATGCATTTTAATTGTCGGTGCCTATTTCTTATGGTGCCTGAAATCGACTATGAAATACAACAAGAAAAAATTAAAATGGGTGAATTGAAAAATAGAGATTTGGAAGAGGTTACGAAAATATTAAAATCGTACGAACCGAATTTTGAAAAAATAAATGAAAACATCAAAATGGAGAAATCTTTCGAAATAGATAAAGAGGAGAGTATAAATGGAAGTCTATAATAAAATGTTGGAGCAGTATTTTCCGAATACTTCTCACACAATTCCAGTTATAAAGTCAAAAAAATTAACAGAAATTCATAAAAAACATATTAGCGAAGCTCTTAAGAAAAAATATGATACAGAAGATTATGATGAGTTATTTGAAAAGTTTATTAAAGAAAATATTAATTCTATTAAAGCAAGTGTATATAAATATTTGCCTTATTTAGAGAATAAAGGTAAAGATAAAGAAGATATTACACAAGAAGCTCTTTTATATGTTTACGAAAATTTAGATAAATATAATCCTAAATTCGCACCCTCTACTTGGATTAAAAATTTTGTAGGTCAAGAAATGTATTGGCAGACTATGCCTGAATCTTTGAATACACAAGAATTTAAAAAAATGAGTGTAATTAGAAAAGCCAAAAATCATTTAGCTTCTGAATTAAAAAGAGAGCCTACAATAGATGAAATTTCTAATGCAACAAAAATACCTGTTGAGCTTATAAATAAGATCGTCATTAATTCTTCAGATTTGTTGAGTTTAGATGCTCAAAAGAGAATTGGAAGCGATGATGGTATGCTTATCGGAGATGCAATTGGAGTAGATTCTGGTTTGGACGAAATGATCGATAATTTTTCTTTAAAAGAAACAATTGAAGATGCGCTTTCGAAGCTTAACGAAAACGAGAGATATATTTTATTAAATAGTTCGGGCTTCGAAACAGGTATTACAATGAATAATGCCGAAATGGCAAGAGAATTAAATATGTCTAGAGTAAGAGTGGGTGTAATATTAAATAATGCAATCGATAAAATGAAAAATTACTTAAAAGATTTAGAAAAATCTTTAAATGAAGATTATATTAATTTTATAAATAGTTCATATCTAAATTATATAAATAAATTAGAGCAAGTGTTGAATAAAAAGAATACTTTAGAATCAATAAGAGAAGTAATGAAGTCAGTAAGTGGAGCATTAGATAAAAAGATTTATAATATACAAAAGTCTAAAGAGTTTATTAGAATAAGACAAAGAGACCCCAAAATATTTAATAAAAAAACTATGAGAACTGTAGATATTTCTAAGTCACTATCTATAAAAGCTGTAATAGGCGAACTTCCAAATGATTCTAAAACAAGAATTCAAACATTATTATTTAATAAAAATTCTAAGTTTGGTAAATCTTGGAATTTAAAAGATGCGAAAAATTGGGTAAAGTCAAATAAAGAGAAGATTAAAATTAGTATAGACTTAAAAGATTTATTGAATAAATGTAAGGAGATAGTTTAATGTTTAATGCTTTAATGTCAGGGAATATATCTAAGTCACAAGCTGATGATAATAAATTCAAAATAAGAGGTTATATGTCTGTCCCAATAGTTGATTTAGAAAATGAAGTTATAGGGACTGAAGCTTACGATGACGCTATAAGAACAGTAGATGAAAGAGTTAAAAAAGGTTTTCCCATTCCAATGTTTGTAGAACATAGAAGAAAAGAACTTTCTTTACCAATAGGTAAAGTTGTTAAAGCAGGTAAAGACGAAAATGGTATGTGGTTTGAGGGAGAGATTGCTGGAGGTATTCTAGGAACACCTATTAGGGAATTAATTGCTGGAGGGTATCTTTCAGGATGTTCTATCGGTGGAGATGCAGTAAAGAAAACAAGATACTTTGATACAAAAGTAAATAAAGATGTAACAAAAATTACAAAAATGCAACTTAGAGAATTGTCATTAACAGGTCTTCCCGTCAATGAAGAGTCTGTTTTCGCTCTTGCGAAGTCACAAAATAAAGACAAAAAGGAGGTGAGAGGATTAATGAAAAGTTTAGATAGTGCAATAGACACACAAAAAATGATTTTATCTTTAGAAAAAGCAGTTGAGCCCGATAATTTAGATGAAGATAGTCTTAATCGAATTAAAGAAGCTCTTAATAATTTAGCTAAATTATTGAAAATAGATAATGGTATGAGTGGAAATTCGGATACTACGATGGCTGAGGGAACTCTCGAAGGTCAACAAAACGTAGAAACTCCGCCCACTCAAGAAGAAGAAGTAGCAAATGAATCTGAAAACATTGATACTTCGAATGAAGAAATGCCACAACCTGAAATGCAAAATAAAGATGATGAAAATGTTGGATTAGACCCTAATATTCAAGCAAAACTTGATGAAATGTCTAATAAGTTAGATAAATTACTTGGTAATGAGTCTAATGAAAACGAAAATGACGAAATAGAAGAAGAAATTTCGCTTGAAGACGACGTAGAAGAATCTAATGAGTCCGAAGAATCAGAAGAACCTGATAAGTCTAAAGGCAAAATAAAAGAACGTAACAAAAAAGAGACAACGAAGTCTCAAAATTATGAAAGAGGTGAAAATATGGAAATATTAGAATGTGAAAAATGTGGAGATCAGTTTGAAAAATCTGACAATTATGAAGCGAATTATTGTCCTCACTGCGGTGGGAAAGTAATCGACAAAAGTGTAAAAGAAGAAAACAAAGAAGTTGAAAAAGAAGAGGAATTAGAATGCGAACATTGTAAATCAATATTCGTAAAATCTACTGATTATGAAGCTTCTTATTGCCCGAAATGTGGGAAGTCTTTAAATTCTTTTTCAGTTGCAGTCGCTAAAGAACCTGAAGGTGCAAAAACAGCTTATAAAGCTGAAAAGAAAATGCCAAAAGGATCTGAAGACGCAGGATCAATTGCAGTCGCTAAAGAACCTGAAGGTGCAAAAACAGCTTATGAAGCAAATGAAGGTAAAGAAACTGGCAACAATGTAAAACAATTTGGAGACAATGATTATATTGATGCTAATAGTAAAGAAGTTGCTGATAAAAAAGGTTCTGACTTAAACGAATCTCGTCCAAGTGGTAAGAAATTACTTACTTCATTTAATTCTCAAGAAGTCTCTACTTATGGTAAAGATAGATTGGGAAAATCTTTAGAAGAAAGATTAGAAAAACTTGAAAAATCTTTAGATACTTCTAAAGGGCGAAGAACAATAGTTGAATCTGAAAGCGGCTTGAACGAAACTAAGATTGAAAAATCTGTGCCTACACAAAGAGACTTAGATAAAGTCTTTATAAACGCAATCTTTAAAAAATAGTTTTTAGTGAGATGATACTCACGTTAATTTTTAGTGGTCTTTGAAGAGCACCACGATAATAAAACTTCTAAATATCTTATAAAAAAATGGAGGTGAATTTAAATGGGTTTTGAAAAAGCATTAAATAGTACAAGTGGCACTGGTGGTGAAATTATTAAAATTGCCTCCAATCATCGAAACCTACGTAAATAAAATCTCACTATATCGGTGAACAACTTACTATAATATATCTGGGTCTAAGTTTGAACTAATTACTCAAACGAGGTGCCTCAAACACCAAGCCCCACCTAAATCTTTTGAGGAGAATTTATGGAAGAATGCAAAAGAAATAAAAGAAAAAGACAAACAAGATACTGAATGTCTTATTTCTAATGGTTACAAAGTCTTAAGATTCTGGGAATCAGATATTCATAATAACTTAGATAAATGCATTCAAAAAATTATAGACCAAGTCAATACCGAGGCAACCTGCTAAAAAGCAGAGAGTCCGTAGAGACTACACGTGAGACTCCTAAAATATAGGATGAAGATATAGTCCGAACTCTATAGTGATATAGAGAGCTACTCAGAAATGAAGTAGCTGTGATATTAAAATATCACATAACAAATCTGGATTTAATAATCCCACAGTTAGCTGATCAAATTATACCTTATATTAGACAAAAGTCTTATATGAGACAGTTTCTTCAGTCTTTTGAGATGCCTAAATAGTGTGGGCCATTAAGAAGTAATTTTTAATGAAAACATTGCTATATCGGGGAACGCCAAAAAATACTATAATATATTGTGGGTCTAAGTTTGAATTAATTACTCAAATGAGGTTGCCTTAAACAACCAAGACCCATTCAAATCTTTTAAGGAGATTAAAAATATGAAAGAATATATCAAAAAATGTTGTAAATGCGGAAAAGAAGTAATCAAATATACGAGTCATGCTACTAAAGTAAAATGTGAAGAATGTAAAGATAAATTTTTATTTATAGATGATATGATTGAAGATATAGATTATGTAATATGTCCCATTTGCAATAAAAAATTAAGACGAATAACAAAGAGTCACATAGAAAGTCACAATATAAGTCAACAAGAATTTATTAAAATTTATCCAAATATAATATTGACATGCAAAAAAACAAATATTAAAAGAGGGAAAAGTTGTTCAATTACATGTAAATCAAGAACAAAAAAAGAAAAAGACAGATTACATAAAATATATAGTAAAAGTAATAAAAAAACTAAAAATTGGATGAATGGAGTAAATACTTGGAAAAATAATCCAGAAAGACATAAACAAAATTATATAAATACTATGATTAAAAAATATGGTGTTATAAATATAATGAAACTTTATGTTGGAGATAAACACTGGAATTATAAAAAAGAAAAAGTTAGAGGAATAAATTTATATGACGATGAATGGAAAGTCAATAGAAAAGAAGCATTAAAAAGAGATAATTATGAGTGTAAAATTTGTGGAAATAAAAACAAATTAAATGTACATCATATTATTCCATTACAAGCATCTAGAGATAATTCTCTAAAGAATCTAGTAACACTATGTAGAAGTTGTCATTCAAAACAAGATAATTTGATAAGAAGATGTATAAAATTTTGGTCAACCCCGACGGAAGAGAATACCCGAAATGGTGGCAAACTCCCGCTAGAGACTACACGCAGTGCTCCCAGACCATATGGTTGGGATGATGATATAGTCCGAACTGCCTATAAGATATATTTAAAAATTATATTGAAATTGCAGAGATAATCAGAAATGAATTATCCGCCTAAAGGAAAACTAGGTCATAAAGTAACAGGTTTTGACAGAAATATATCGTTTTCCTAAGCTAAATTTAGTTGGCTGTTTTTAGAGCAATCTAAAAAATAACTAAGTTGCTGTATCGGTGAAAATCTTTAAATTAGTTATATCATTCTATATAATATTATGATATAATATATGCGGGTCTAAGTTTGAACTAATTACTCAAACGAGGTTGCTTATACAACCAAGACCCACCAAATCTTTATAAGGAGATTAAGATGAGAAACAACCCTTTAATGGAGTTAAAGTGTAATTGTGGAGAATCTTATTTTGTTAAAAACTCAATAAGAAAACTCAGATGTAAAAAGTGTAACAATCTTATTATATATAAGAAAAAACAATATAATAAGATTTGTCTAAATTGTGGAAAAGAATTTGTTTCAAGTAAAGAAAATTCAAAATTTTGTTGTTATCCTTGCAAATGTGAATATCAAATTGGTAAACATAATCCATTGACTGAATCTGGAAGAGAAACTCTTAAACAACTTGGTAAAAAATTCGATATAAATTATTGGATGAATAGAAAACCAAGTTCAAGAAAAAAAAGAGATCAATCTCACTCTAAGACAATGAAGAAAAAGTTTGAAAATGGTTATCAAAATTGGAATGCGGGAGAGACAAAAGAAACTGACATTAGAATACAAAAAATGGCAGATACAATAAAACTTGGATTTAAAAATGGAAGAAAAGTTTGGTTTCATGAAAAAAAGAAGAAAATAAACAAATTAGAAAAAGCATTATATCAATTACTTAAGAAAAATAATATAAACTACGATTATCAAAAACAAATTTTTTATAAAGATTTATTAAAAACTTATCCTGATGCATTTATAAAACCAAACATCTGTCTTTATACTGATGGTGATTATTGGCATGGAAATCCAAAGTTTTATAATTCAGAAGATATAGTAGCTATAAATCAAAAGGCTAAAGATTGTTGGATAAAAGATGAATATATTACAAAAACTCTTAAAAAATTGGGCTATAAGGTATTAAGAATCTGGGAATCAGATTTTTACAAAAACAAACAAAAGTTTCTCAAAAAAATTTTAAAGACAATACCGAGGCAATCCCTCTAAAAAGAGGGCGAGTCCGTAGAGACTACACGCAACTCTCCTATAAAAATATAGGATGAAGATATAGTCCGAACTCTATGGTGACATAGAGAGATTGATAGAAATATTCAATCCCAATCTTTAAAAAAGATTGAGTAACATCTTGAACAACTGGAAATTCGGTATATTACGTAGGTGAATCTTCTACATCTCCTGATAGCTTAATGGCTACGGGTACTGTAGAATTAGCCGCTAAAAAGTTGATGGTTGCTCTTGCAATCAGTGCAGAGTTGGAAGAGGACGCTGTTTTACCGATCGTCCCTGTAATTAGAGATGACATGGCTAAAGCTTTTGCTCTCGCAGAAGAGGATACGTTCATCAATGGTGATACTACTCACGCTGCAACTGCAACTGACCCCGCTTCTGCTACAACTGATAATTGGTATTCAAATGACAAAAGACTTGCCTTCAATGGTTTGTTAAAAGTTGCTTGTGGTACTTCAGTTGATGCAGGTTCTGGTTCTTTAACTCTTGCTGAGATTTCTGAAGGTATTCAGAATTTAGATGTCTATGGACGTGATAAATCTGAATTATTACTTACAGTTGCTCTAAAAGAAGAAAGTACTCTTAGACAGTTACTTGGTATCAACCTTGCTGTGAACCAGCTTGGCTTAACGGGTACTGCTCTACCTGGAGAAATAGGGAAAGTTTGGGGGATTCCTGTTGTCGCAACTAACGTTATGAGAACAGCAACCAATGGTACAACTAAATCAATGATAATGAACAGAAACGCTGCTATTATCGGAGATCGTAGAATATTTACCATTAAGTCTTCTGACGAAGTTCTTATCAAGTCTGATCAGTTGCTAATTGTAGCTTCTGAAAGATTAGCTTTTGCTGCGCAGTATTGTGAAGCAATTGTTACAATTGATAATATAAAGTAGTTAGATAGAAAAAAAGATTCATGGGGGGTATAATAAAAATACCCCCTATTTAAAAGAAAAGAGTAAAAATGATAATGACAATTATACCTTTATTTAATTTATCTTTAAGTTGGAAGCCTGCTTCTAAAACTTTCCGATTAAAGAAAAATGTAGAAATTGATTTGCCAGATGATGCAATAGAGTATTTATCTAATGTTTATCCCGGCAAATTTATTGTAAAAACAATTGATTTAATGAGTATTTTAGAAGAACAGGATAATACTGAACTACTTGTAAAGCAAAATGTTTATGAAGATAATTCTTTATTTAGTTTGCTAGACGAATATGAAGAAAAACAAAGTATAGATGTTAAAAAAGTAATAGAAGATGCATTAAATAAAAATATAATTAAAAAAGAGGGAATTTGGTACTTTTTCGAAAATGAAAAGATATGTAATTCAATAAAGAAATTAAAAAGCATAATGGAGCAAGATAGCGAACTGTTATCAAAAGTTAATTCTCTTATTTAAGGAAGAAAATGAATATAACTTATAATTGGTATACGAATTCTAATTATTCGAGTGATTTTATATATGATGAATCTAAAATAAGCTTTTCAGAAACTGCAGCGACATTGTCAAGTTCTGGAGCACAAATAGACGTACCGTATATTATAAATAATGAAGGGATTCATTATTCTTTATTGTCTAAATTTACTTCAACGATTGACGGGACTACTACTGGCGGTCAAGTTAAATTTCAAATTAGTAACGACGCTGAAAAATGGTATTTCTATAATACATCTGAAGAAGAATGGGCTGAAAATACTTTTACGGGCACTGATATCATTTCAGGATCTAATGTTGCTTCTGAATTAACAAGTTCAGTCTTTGAAAATTTTGTTTATCAAGTAGATGCAGGGAAGTTGTATTGGAAGGCTCTATTTTTCGCTAATGGAGAAACTTTACCTTCTTTGTCTCAAGTCGGGTTTACGGGATCTCAATACTACACAACGATAAAACAAGTAAGAGATCTATTAGAACCCTTTGGTCTTAGAAATTATGATGCAAATACAGGACAATACGTCGATGGAGAAGATTTTTTATCTGATTCTAGATTAAAGACGATGATTTCTCTTGCAGACTCATATATTAACAATCAAACTTTTACAGATTTTTATTATCACAGAGATACAATTGAATTTTATGATGGTAATGGTAAAGACGGAATAAGGACATATAATTTCCCAATAACAAAAATAACTCATGTAGTTATGTACAACCCATTAATGTCTTCTATGAGAACATTTATGGATTTTGAATTAATTATTCACCCTGAATGGGGAGAAATTTTTCTACCCCCTGTTTATCCCGCTTTTCTATCAGACACTCCTTCGAGAGCTATTTTTGGAAATATATTTTTACCCGGAAAAAGAAATATTGAAGTAATGTACGATTGGGGATATTCAGAACCTCCAGATGATATAAATTTAGCTGCGAAAAAATATGTAGGTACTCAAGTACTGAATGCATATTGGGCCTGGATAACAAGAGGGGTCCAGTCAAGATCTTTTGATGGATATTCAGAATCTTATATGTCAAAACCTTTTGTTGGTTTATTAGATTCGTGGGATAAAGAAATTAAGCAAACTATTGCCAAA